CCGCACTGCCGCGCCAGTCATCTGGTACGAGGAGGCCATCGAATGCCGACGCATCGCCGAGGCCGGGCATAGCCCAGCCTTTTACGTCCAGGCCGTTCGCCTTTGCAATGGCAAGCGGCGTAAGCAGGTCATTTTTCATGCCCTGATAGTTCGCCGGGGAATACATCTCATGGTTCATGCCATGAGTGAAAAATTCCATGCCGTAATCCTGCCACGCTACGGCGTCCGCCCATGTAGGGTTACCAGCTACTGAGCCGTCGAATTCGGAGATGTGAACATTCAACTGGTAGGGGAAACCACGGGCGTCAAACAACGGCTTTACTGTGTCTCGAAAAACTTTGGTGTGATGGTCAAACCTAAATGCCACCGCGCCTTTATTTCCGACACCAAGCCGACCCCGACGACGGAAATCGTATTCCATCCGCACCAGCTCACGGTCAAACGGCGTTGCAAGCTCTTCCTCGCCAATTTGTTGCGTAAGTACAGCAATCGGAGCCGAGCCACTTCCAACCCCCTGGGCCGAGGTGGTTGCACCCAGCGCCGACGACATGGCCCCGGTCTTCGGGTGCCGGAACTTCAGATCACCCACCACGCCCATCGTGGTTTCATCAATCTTGTAAAACCCGCTGTCTGCCGGCGGGGTGGTGCTCGTAACTTTGAGCTGTTCGACTTCCAGCCGTCCCAATTTATCCATGATCTTTCCTATGCAATCGGCGGGGCAAACTGGAGCTGTCTTTCAGCCCGCCACGCTGCATTGCGTGCGCTGGACCGAGAGCCGAACTCTTTTTCAAAGTTCGCCAGTGCGGTTTGAGATTTGTTCGCGTCGAACACTTCCGAATCCTGCTTTGCGTAGGCCCGGTGAAGCATCCACTGCACTAACTGAGGGTGATACTCTTTGCGAATTTCCGGCTCGTCGGTGTCGGCCACCATATCTACAAGCGGCAGGCGAATGACTGACAGCTTCAGCACGTCATTCGCAGCCGGTGACGGCCACAGCCGGATTGCGTTGGACTGGTAATCCGTCACGCCTCGCCACGGAAGCCCGGTCTGGTTTTCCCATCCGGGAATCGAATCGTCCATTTCCTGCACGGAGATTCCGCGAAGCTGGATGAACTGGCTGGCGAGGCGCATCCGCTGAATGTCCAGAATGCGCGGGTCAAGTTCTACGATGGGATCGCCCGCAGTCACCGCAAGCTGACAGATTGCAGTCGTCACAGAATCGCGCAGCAGGTGCCCACGCCGGCAGGCTTCGGTTTGAGCCTCGTTAGCGTAGAGATTCAGGATCAAGTTCGGCCACAGAAACGGCTCTGCCGTGTCGCCCGCCTCTTCCCGAAAAAGTGCCCGCAATTCCGCAAGCGTCATGGTTACACCCGCTCGGCCAGCAGGTTACGCAGCCAGGGCGAGCCCTTCGGGTTCTTGTCTTCGATCACGGAGAACGGAAAGCGCAGCGCGTGGTGCGGGCGCATTGTGTTCATGTGCTCGCCAAGCCGCTCGTCAAGGTTTTGCGAGAAGCTGGTTTTCTTCATCCGTGCCAGGCGCTCGACGTAGCAGCGGCGCACGGTTTGCGGGTTGCCGCGCATGAAGAACTGATGCCGACCATTCACGCCGACTTCGACCAGATCAACGTCGTTCGGATCAGTCGATTCGTGAATCATGATCGTCACCGGTTCCTGCATGAACTTCTCGATTTCGGCGTAATCGTCGGGCAAAACACGATCAATGACTTCAATGTCGGGCGGGCCGTTGCCGATGTCGTTGATCGAAAATTCATCGGCCTTACCCAAGTATTCGTTCGTGGTATCGAGGCGCGGACGTGCCATGCTGTTTATCCTTTGTGCGGGGCCACCACAAAGGCAGCCCCGTTGTTAATTACCGGGCGAACCAGTAGCAGGTTTTGCTTGCAGCGATTGCGCCCAGCGTGGCGTTTTGCAGCACACGGAAGCCCTGCGAATCGACAGTGATGCCGCCGTTCGTGGTTTCGAGCGTGCGAGTGCCGGCGGCAGCGGTCTTGATGCTGGTGTTCGCTGCCATGCCTTCAAACCATTCAACGCAGATGCGGTCGGTGGCGTTTTCCCAGCGCACGTATCGCGGCTTGAAGCCGGTGAAAACGCGCGTCGAATCGGCTGCGACGATGGTCGTGGCGTCATAGATGACGGAGCCTTGGGTGGTTCCGTTGGTCAGTTGGTCGTTGCTGCTGGCGCTGGTTTGGCCCGCGATGTTGTCAGCCATAATGCTTCTCCAATCTTGGAAGACCGGGCGACCTAAGCCGCCCGATTAGGTCACTTACAGGGCGGTGATGCCGGCTTCGATGATCGCCATCCATCCGTCATTCAGCACCGTGCAGTTCATATAGAACTTGGCGCCAACAAAACCACGCTGCCCCAGCGGGTCGGACTTGGTTTTCTCGCCGGGCGGAATCCACGTCGGATCGAGCGAGTCGCCGCCGCGCAGCGCCACTTGGCCCCATGCGTCTTCGCCGCACACGATCACGGGATACACATCGACGTTCGAGCCGCCGGTCGAATACAGGCCGGTGGCGCCCACCGCTACGCCGGCGTTGATGTAGGGATTGAGTTCGGGCGAGGTGATGAAGCGGAAGTTTTCGACGCTGCCAATTTCCTGGTCGTGCATCGGCTTGCGGGAGCCGTAAGCCGCAACCGTAGTGAAGCCGGCGATGTCGCGAACGTCCTGTTCAACGTCGGTGTGGCAGAACACCAGATAGGCGGCTTCGACATACTTGCTGCTGACGTTCGGGGTCGGGGCAAGGATCGAGGTGATGCGCTTGGCGTGGTTGGCCTGAATGTTCCGGCTGGCCTTGCGAAGCATGGTCAGGGTCAGTTTGGCCGCAACCGTCGCACGCGAAGAACCGCCGGAGTAGTAGGCGTTGGCGCCGGACTTGATGACGCCGTAGCGCACCATTTCGCGAATCAGGCCGACACGCTCGCCGCACTGCTTCTTCATTTCCGCCGGAACGTCGTCCTCGTAGGTATCAACGGTCTGGTCGGTCACTTGGTACAGGCAGCCGTACTGGTTGAGCGTGACGGTGATGTCCTGCGGGGTCAGCGAGTCGGCAGTCGGGGTGACGCCTTCGGCCAGTACGTGCGCGGCGGAATCGACGTTCCAGCGGTTGATGGTGTTGAAGTTGGTCAGCGAACCGCCGTAGGGCAGATACCGACGATAAACAACGGTCTTGCCCTTGTTGGCCGGAATCTGGCGCTGCATGCCGGTGATGCCCAGCGTTTCGACGGGGATCGAGTGACTGAGAATCTCACCCTTGAGCTTATTAATCCGGCCGGCGGGGTTGCCATAGCTATAAACGGACATTTTGGTTACTCCTTATCGACCGCGAGCTGAATAGAAACCCGCGACAAATTCATCTTCGGCGGAGTGGGCGGTAGTTACTTTGCTTCCACCGCCAGGCGTAAGCGCCTGCTCCAGCCGCTGCTTGTTCTTTGCGCTGCGGTCTTGGGTGCTCTTCTTCCAGTCTTTGAAACCGGAAATGACACCGCCAAGAACCTGCGCGCGATCAGTTGTTGAATAGGCTTGCTGCACGTCTTCCGGCTGAGTCGCGATCCACAGGCTGAAATCCTGTGAAGTCACAACGTCCTGCCAATCGCTGTGCTGCTGGCTCATGAGCGCCAGTTGCGTTTCGCGCTGGACGGCTTCGGAAATGTCTTCTTGACTGATCTGCTGGACTTGCGGAATTGCCTTGATGCGTTCCTCGACAATTCGCTCTGCGCGCTTTTCAGCAATGGCCGCGAGTTCGGGGTATTCCCGCTCCCAATCGGTCAGGTCTTCGTCGGTCTTCTGGATTGCGGGCGCTTCGTGCGTCGGCGTTTCCTTTTTGCCGCGAATCTCTTGCAGAGTTCCGTTCAGTTCGCCAATTTTTCCGTGCGTCTTGCGAAGCTCTTTCTCCAGAGACTCAACCCGAGTGGCCTTTTCGAGCAGGTTCTTCAATTGAGATTCGGTAAATCCGGCAAACAAAGGCTCTTCGCCCTTGTCCTCCGGCGGCACGTCCGGCGTTGCTTCAGGCTCCGGCGTCGGCTCGACTTCCTCCTTCTTCACTTCGGGCGGCGTGTAGTCGTCGGAAGTGCGCAGGGAATTGAACCCTGCGACGAATTCAGCTTCGGCCTGTTGCTCGGTCTGTTGCGTTTCGCTCATGTAATGCACACTCCAAGCAATACCCTGCTATGCAGGTCATTGACGAAGGGGGAATTGATCCTCGTCCGTCGCTGTTGCCGGGGATTTTTTTGCAATCGCCAGCAATTGCTTCAATTCTGCTATTCCCCCCCGTAAGTGCGAGGTGCGTTCTATTGACAAATCGCCGTCGTTCTTTCTGCGCAATTCGTCAATGCGAGACTCGACAATCTCAACGAGTGCCCGCCACGTGGCGGAAGCGAAATCAATCTCGGGCTTCATTGCCACCCTCGATTCCTCGATTCATTCCGACGTTCGGGTTTGCCGGATAGAGCGGGTTGGTGTTTTGCTCGGGCGGGGCGATGCCCTCCATTGGCGCGGCAATCTCCGGGACAATCGGGGCTGCGTCCTTGTCCTGGAATCCCGCAGAGCGCAGCAATTTGTCGGCCAAGGGAGCGACAGCCGGGCTCATTGCGATCTGGCTGCCGGCTTGAGTTGCGGAATACATGCCCTCGACGGACTTATTCACCGCCTCTGCATCCGTCTTGCGGGTCTGCGCAGCGATCAATTCAGCCTTGGCCTGCTCGACCGGGTTGGATTGGTTCTGCATCTGCGCCAATTTGTCCGGCGAGTATTGGATGGATTTGGGGTCAAGCCGCTGACCCTTGAGCAATTCCGTCGCCAGTTTGGCCGGGTCCAGTTCGTAAGCCGGATTGACTGCAACCTGCAATAGCGTCATCAAGAATTGCTGCTGCGCGTCACGCTCAACAAGCGCACTCGACGCCCGAACGTCAATCTGAAATCGCCCTTGATGTCGTCGCGCTCGGAGTGCTGCATCATCCAGTCGTAATAGCGTTGGATGTGCGGGCAGGTGATGTAGTCGTCAAAGCGCTTCGCAAGGCGACGGAGAACAGAAGTCGCGTTGTTGTTTTGCATCTGCATGCCGCCCAACGTGTCCGGGGCGTCGCCGCGAATACCCTGGAGCATTGCCGGAAGGCCTGTCACGTCCTCGGCGATCTTCTGCGCAAACTGGATGATGTTCATCAATTCCGCCTGCACGGACGGAGGCACGAACGCAAAGAACGCCTGCCGCACATCCACCACGTCAGCTTCGGCCATCCATGTTTTCCCGCCTCGCAGGTTGTAATTGCCATCAGCAGGAGTAACCCCGTTGCCAATTACGATTTGCGGAGACGAGGCCAGGCCGGAGTTGTCCATCATTGCCCGGCACGCACCGTTTAGCATGCGCTGCGGGGTGCGGACTTGACGCGATACGCCCATACCCCACGGCATGCTAGGGCGGCGCTGCCATGCGAGAACGTCATAAGGAAAGTCGCCCGAGTCCATGACGTTCAGCGTGACTTTCACCAGCCTGTCATTAAGCATGACGGCCATTGCTGACGCCTTCGGCGATTCGTCTTCCGTTTCGACGCCCACTGCCTGCAAATCGTCGGCATCACACTGGCCGTAAAAAATCCACAGCTCGAATTGCTCTTCTGCTTTTTGCTGGCTGCCGTCCGACGCTTGGCGAGACTGCGAGACTTTCGGCCCCTCTTTGAGCGCGTAGATGATTTCCTGCGCGTCATAGCCCGGCATGTCGATCATTTCGCGAACCTGCCTGCTCGACAGATACTCACGCTCCCACGTGTAGGAGCCGTTGTGAATAGACTCGCCACATGCGGGGTCAGGAAAGAAATTCCACGGGTCAATGCGCTTCGACCCCGGCTTAATCTCGCTCAGGGTTACGAACTCCTTCACGCCGCCCATATCGCGAAAGACTTTGGCCGTCCGCTTGAGTGGAAACGGGCCTTTGACCACGCCAGAGCCAATGCGCGCGCAGTCCTCGATCATGTGACGCATTTCGCCGTGAAAATTGCTCTCCTTCAGGCAGTCGTCAATCTCGTCCTGCATCAGCTTGGCGGATTGTTTCGCCTGCTCAATTGACGCTTCGAGTGCTTCCTGCCCGCCGAAAGCCTCGATCTGCGTTGGAGACAGGCGCGGGATCGGAGTCGGCTTGAGTAGCCAACAGCGGTCGTCAGTCGGCAGCAGCATGTCCGACACGCGGGCGGAAGCTGCATCGACATAAGG